TGGTGCCGTCCTGGGCGCTCATGTCCACCGGCAGGCTGGCAAGCTCCGCGGTGATCGGCAGTTCGGCGTCCGTGTCTGTCACCACCGGCGAGTCCTCGTTTTCGATGGCGGCCAGCCAGTGTTGCGGAAAGCGCTCGATCATGGTTCCGGCCTCGCGGTCGATCAGGAAAAACACCTCGTCGTCCCCTTCGTCCGATGGCAACACCACCACGTCCCGGAACAATCCTCCGGAGGTATCATGGCGGCTCCACGCCATCACGCGTTCCGTCCGGTTGTAGGCGAAGTGCAGCAGCCCGCCGTCCCGTGTGACCACCCACAGCCCAGGCTCGCGCGTTTGCTGCCATGCCATGGCCGCCACACCCACGCGCAGCAGGTGCTCGCCGAGGCGCGTCAGGTCCGTGGCGTCATACGCCTGCCGGTCTTGGAAATAGGCGAGTTCCCGCAGCCTCGATCCCTTCCGCTCCACAAAGAACGTGGCATCCAGCGCGATCATCGGTTGCATGGGATGGCTT